CATAAAAAAACGGGCCACCATAGATTACGATAAAGTTGACACTAAGTTATTTGGAGATTTCTTATGAAAGGGATTACTATTAAAAGAATCAAAGGAACGCGACCGAAAATCGTATACGACATAGAAGTAGAGGACAATCACAATTTTTTTGCTGGTGATATTTTGATGCACAATTGTGCAGTTTTCACAGCTAAGAAGAAATACTTCGCTAGGGTTAGGGACTCTGAAGGAACTCGGTACCCTGATAACGAGCCGTATATTAAAGTTATGGGACTCGACGTCATCAAGTCAGGAACGCCCGTTTGGTCCAAAAAACGACTCAAGGAAGCAATCCCTCACATCCTCGACAAGGACGAAGCTGACCTGAAACAGTGGCTCAATGACATCAAACAAGATTTCATTGAGGTTGACATTAACGATATTGCTATCGTCGGTGGTGTTTCAAGACTTGATTACGACTTGAAGGGGACAGAGACTATTCCGTTCGGCTCAAAAGCGGCGTTGTTTCACAACCAATACATCAAAGAGCAGAAACTCGATTCGTTGTACGCTCCGATTCAACCAGGTGACAAGTGCAAACGTTTGCACCTCGTAACTCCTAACAAAGTCGGCGCTAAGTTAATCGGGTACACGAACGAGAGATTCGCTGATGAATTGGAAGGTTTCGTAGACTTTGACACACAGTTTGAGAAGGGTTTCTTGAAACTGCTTGAGAGTATGACTAAGTCACTCGGTTACAACATGCGAAAAAACACTGTTGCTCTTGCCGATGACTGGTGACAATCACCAAAAGTGAAATAAAATGTTTACAAAGTGAAATACCGTGGCAGTATCTTCACATAATGTGTGTGTGTGGAGATACTGATATGTTAAAAGCATCGGAAGACAAACCTCAAGAACGAGTCCTCGACTTACGCGGTCCTGAAGGTAACGCTTTTTGCATTCTAGGATTAGCGTCAGATTGGTCTAAACAATTAGGGTTGGACACGGACGAAATCCTAAAAGAGATGCAATCAAGTGATTACAAGAACTTAGTCTTGACCTTCGACAAGTATTTCGGCAGTTTCATCACAATCTACGGGAGTGAAATTTTAGATGTTTAAAACTATGACGGGAGTTCTCGACCCTAAGAAGAACCCCAAACCTGAAGACATTAAGAAGATACCGTCGTACATTTTTTGTCGGTGGTTATCTGGTAACCCTTTCGCTATTCAAGCTGCTAATCAAATAAACCTCTATAGTGACATCCCTATCGATAATCAATATCAAATGATTAAGAGCGCTTTCGGAGGGAAAATTAAGTACATCCCTTACCCTAAGAAAGAGTCTCAGAACACTTTGAAACAGACTGAGTTCTTAGCTAAGCACTACAACATCTCACTTGAAAAGGCTCAGGAATGTCTAGAGTTTATCGACCCGAAAGAACTGAAAGAAATAGTTGAAATGTACACAGAAATGGAGTTAAGACATGGAAAATAATTTAAGAGCGTACCACTTCGGCAATTATTACCTTAGTGCCATCCAACAAGGCATTCAGGCGGCTCACGCTCAAACAAACTTGTTGAGATTACATTGCGGACCAGATAACTCGGGACCTCAAACCGCGACGGACATGGTCTGGGAGTGGACCAAACAACCAACTATGATTTGTCTGAACGGTGGTAACGAAAAGGGACTACATGATACTTACGAATTGTTTCAACAAGCGTCGCAGTTTCCGTTTGCTGCGTTTTTAGAAGACCAGGATTCGTTAGGCGGGTCACTGACTAATGTTGTGATTTTGTTGCCAGAATACATGTACACCGCTCGTTACGAATTAGTGGTTGGAACTGAGTTCAAAACGTTCGCGGAATTAGCCGAAGACAAGTATTACACAGAAACACTGGTAGTCAGTAATTTCATGGAAAAACACGAAATAACAGAATTTACAGCTGGTGACATTTTGATAATCGACCACTTAGCAAAGCACAGGTTAGCGTAATGAGTAACGAGACGGAAAAATCAGAAGACAAATACTTCCCTAAGGTCGGGGACGTGTTCACGCGCAATGATGAAACTACGCATTGGACTTGTCAACGAGTAGAACAACTCGCGTTAACGACGCATTATGACTCGACAGCTCCGTATAACGGAAAACATCACGGGCTGGACGGGATAGGAGATTTCATTAGTTGTATTTACACGAGTGACAACAATTTCACGTTCGTAGGGTATAGCCCCGAACTAGTAAAATTACCTAAGACGACCGAAGGGTTAATTAATCAACAACTGAGTAATTTACTCCAGAAGCATGAGACTGGTAAGATTACATTAGAAATTAGTGAAATCTTAGCAATAGAACTTGCTATCATGAAAGTGGGAGAGCAATAATGGATTCACCTTTTGATTTCATCAACAAAATTCTCGAGAACGTTCATTATCGCATCGAGTTACATTGCATCGTGTCAGAGGACATGCACCTCCCTAAACACGTCAAGGACCGGTTCGGAATCGGTAACGGGATTGTGCTAGTTATCAATTCTAAGTTGAGACACAATTTAGAAATTGAAGGTGATTGTGTTTATTGGGACACGTCGTTTAACCAGGTCCCATACACTGTTAAAGTATGTTTGAAAGATATTGTAGCTATAATTGACACGGTAACGAACACTGGAGTTCAAGTGTCGATGCCACCAGAGCATTTAGAAGTGCGACACCAACCACCAGAACCACACGTAGGGGTAAAACATGGTGAGATGAATGTCATGATTGCCAGTTCAAACACTGGTAAAACAATGATAGACCCTGGAAATTCAGTGACCAAACCGACGTTAGTCGTTAGTAACAAAAACTACAACAAAACGCCACCTATTGGAAAATTGAAGTTGGTGACACTCAACGGAGTGGAATTATGATTGTGGAAACATTTGAGTATGACAATAATCATGGGTCTATTACTGGTAGTGTCCACGTTGGGTTTTATTTTAACGACACTCAAAAAATTATTGACGTGAATTTTAATAACTTCAGTGGTACAATCATCATTGTCGGCGCAACATTGTGTGATAATGATTTTTTCCCTTTTACTGAGGCAGATGATTGGTTGGATTATGAAGCGCAAATTCAAGAGCATATTGAACAATTAGAAACACCAAAAGAGCCAGAATTTACTGGTTACGGGTATAACGGGAGTGACGTACAATGATAGAACAAGGAATTTTAATATTGCAAAACTGGGTGTTGTGGTGGATGTCACTATGGCACGGCGTGTTATACTTGGTACCAGCAGTGACGGTTTTAATCGTTTACACGTTGAGAAGTATCAGGAACATTCGAGAAGACCGAGCAGCTGTTATTGAACATAACAAGAAAATGGGCGAGTGGAACGCTCTCTCAGAAGACATCCAACAAAACGGTCCATTGAGAAAACCAACATACAACCGTAAACACACGACTATTGGGTTTATCTTAGGTCGTTGGTTCATAGCGGTGTTACCAGTGATTAACCTTTTCCCGTTCTTTTTCGACTGTCTAGGTGGAATTATTGACGAGTGCGTTGATTTCCTTCGGAAGACTTTCAACATCAACATTATTGCTAAACCAATGGACGATTAAATGAAAGTATTTTTTGATACGGAATTTATTGAAGATGGTAAGACTATTGACCTGATTTCAATCGGGATGGTCAAGTCCAATGGCGAGACCTTGTACATGGTCTCTTCAGAGTGCGATTACTCAAAAGCGTCTGATTGGGTTAAGGAAAACGTCCTTCCTCACGTTGAAGGCGAGCGTTGGAAATACACCAGGGAAGAAATTGCTAATGCTGTGATTAAATTCTGCGGTGACGCTCCCGAGTTCTGGGCTTATTACGCCGATTATGATTGGGTGGTTTTCTGCCAGCTATTTGGAGCTATGATAGATTTACCGGAAGGTTTTCCTATGTACTGCAGGGACATCAAACAATTATGCGACTCTGTTGGTAACCCTAGATTGCCAGAGCAGGAATCGGACGAGCACAACGCTTTAGCTGATGCAGAATGGAACAAAGAAGCTTTTGAGTTCCTAGCGCAATATAAAGAGGAGAATTTTCAATGGTTACAGTAGTATTTTTAGTAGTAGGATTTTTATTAGGTGGGTCGATGTTCGGCGGTCAAATTATCGGAGCTTTTGACATAGCTCAATATTGGTTATGGTTCGGCGCAATTTTCGCAACCGTTATTTCGGTAGTAGTGATGGGTGCTTTCATGTTCGGAGGAGCAGCTTTAGGGCATGACACGTTTGGGAAGTTTGGCGCAGTAGTAACTATGGGCGGAGCAGGATTGTTCGGCGCGTTTATCTCGTTTTTAATATTAGCAGGTACTTACGCTAGACTTTGGCTGTCTTATTACATTATCGAACACACGTCAATGGAAGCACAGTCCTGGTCTGACTTGCAGAGTAACACGCAAGTTGCTATCATGGCATTCGGAGTGTTATTGATTATCGGCGTTTTACGAAGCGCGTCTAGTTCGAGTTCGAAATGAGTGAAATTATCCAGAAACCAAACGAACTAATAGTTTTTACCCACTCAGATTTAGACGCCTTAGGGTGCATGCTAAACATCGAGCACAAGTTCCCAGGTATCGAGAAAAAGTTCCACTACACGAACTACGCTAACATCCCTGAAATCGTGCAGAACATCGTCGATTACGCCAAAGAAAACGGTAACAAACACATGATTATCGCTGACGTTTCGTTCTCTGATAACAAAGAATATCTTCAGAAACTGTACGATACCGGTCTTAATATCACGTATATCGACCACCACTTGTACCCTGAAGGTTTCTTTGATACTTTCCCTAATATGAAAGTAAAGTGGGATAAAACACGTTCAGCGACTTTGTTGTGTTACGAGTATTTTAACAACCAGAATCCTTTGTTGGGTCGGTTGAGTGCGTTCATTGATATTTACGATTTGTGGCAGGTTGACCACCCAGTTTTTGACGCTTCACAGTCTTTGAACGATTATTTCTGGGAGCACGACATCTACCATTTGTTCAATAAGTTTTTAGATAGTGGGTACGATTTCCCTTCTGATTATAAAGAAGTTACTGAGAGAATCAAGTCGGAGTGCGCAACAGCTATCGCTGCTTACGAAGCTTCTAAGTGTTTCTTCCGTGTTGAGAAAATTACTTTCGCTTTCATCGAGAAGGATTGGTTTAACCACGTTTTGATACGCGAGATGAAGAACGGGCAAGACGTAGTTGTTGGAATCAGTAATTATGGGGTTGTTCGAGTTCGTATCAACAAGGACGCTAAAATTTCTGATGAGCAGAAAACCCAGTTAAGGTTGGAACTTGCTGGTGCTGCTAACACCGGCCACATGAACTCTTTCACGTATAAGTGCGACAACACAACTAAAGATGACCTTTTCAAAGAGGCGCAAAAATTGGTGACGCTTTCGCTAAAGTATACGTAAAGTGAAAATGGGTCCAGTAAATTTATTTAGCTCTGGGTTATCTCGGATAGGGTTTACTGACAAATATGGTTACTTGATAAACGAAGGTGATTGCGTTTTATACCAGTCTTTTGGAACTTGGAAGACTGGCCGGTTCGCTATGTTGATAGGCCAGGATGAAAAGCGTGCTTTGATTGTGATTAGTGACAATGAAGGCACCTATCAACGTCAAGAGAACGTGTTCCTAGAAGCACCCTATAAAAAGATGTTCCCGGAGCAGTTTATATGACTACTGAATATGATAGAAAATTTGACATGTTAAGGGTTGGTTATATGGTGGTGGACAAGTTTGGAGCTGATATTAAAGAGGGAGATAGAGTTTTGTACGTTAATTTGAGCCGCGAGATTAAAATTGGTATTGTCAACGAAATTTTAGGAGAGATAGTCGGGTTAAAAGGCGCTTCTTTTCACAAGTGTAAGAACTTAGTGTTGTTTGAGCCCTATCGTTCTCTATATCCGGAGTTGTTTATATGATGGTGGACAAGTTCGGGGTGGAAATAGTGAAGGGTAAGTTGGTGATAGTCGGAGCTAGAGATTCACTATTTGTGTGCCGGGTCAATTGTGTTTTTGGCACGTTTATCGACGTGACGTTTGAAAGTAATGGAGAGTCGATGTACGTCAAGCCGAAACAGATTTTGTCACTTGAACCGTACAAATCCACGAACCCAGAGTTATTTATATGAAAATATGGCGATTATGGGCAAAATCTTTAGGCGAGAAGACTGGGAAGAGTAACGGAGAGGCAGATGCTATTGCGGTTATTCGGTCTTCTATCGTTATGGTTTATTTGGTGACGAATATTGTCATTGTAGCAGGGGTTATACACCACTGGTAGATTGAGAGATTGAGAGGGCAAGATGCAAAGACACGTTAAGATGACCAAAACTAGGAAAGAGTGGAGAATTACGAGGCACCGCGAAAATCACACGCCAGGGTTCAGGCCCAATTGGAAGCAACATAATCATGACCGACGCCAGACTTGGGATTTTAGTTTTAGCGCGTCATTCAACCCTTTGTTCTGGGTTGGATTGTGCGTGTTAGGACTTATTTGGTTTCTGTGATTATTTAACGTTAACCGTGGTACAATATCGAAATGAAAATGAGTAAAAAATTTATTAAGATGTGCGAAGTGTATAAATTGTTCATCAATGACGAGATGGGCGAACTAGATTTTAGTAAATCTGCACAGGCAGTGATGTACAAATCAGAGACTTTTGGTGGCGACAAGCCCATGTCCGATAACGGGTTTTATGTCGGTAAACGGTGGTCAGATGCAACAGTTAAGAGTTGGAAGGAAACCATCAAGAATGGCGAGTTATTACGACGCGAGTTGTACGAAGACGGTAAGTTTCCACATTGGTGGTTAGACAAGGTTTTAGGAAGTGAATTATGACAACTGAGTGGGAATCGATATTATTAAGAAAACTAGCTTATTCTGGGGAGTTCTTCGGAAAAGCTGTTCCAATTATCAACTCTGAGTATTTTACTGACATGGGCAACCAAGAGTTGTTCAAGTTAATGAAGGAATATTACCGGGATTACACGGCTATCCCTTCACTGACCGAGTTAGTGGCTAAGGTCCGAAGTGTTTCTAACGCTGAGTTACGTTCTGAAGTAGTTAAATCTTTACGGAATGTTAATGACACGGAAGAAGTCAAGAACATGGATTTCATGTTGGACGAGACGGTGACTTGGGTTCGCGACGCTATGTATTTAGAAGCGCTCAGAATTGGCTCTGACGGGCTGATGAAGAAGGACGACGTGCTGAAGAAGAAAGCGCAGAAAATCATGGATGACATGGTTAAGGTCTCTATCGATACCGATTTGGGGTTAGATTTCGACGACATTGACGCTATGATAGCTTATTACCAAGAGCGAAACATCGGAGTTAGAACCCAACACAAAGAGTTGAACAAACGAATCGGGTCAGGATTTTTACCTGGTACTTTGTCGGTAATTTTAGCTGCTTCTGGTATCGGGAAGTCACTTTTGATGTCAGACTTAATTTCTGGGATGATTCAAAATGGTAAAAATATCTTGATGATTTCACTGGAGATGTCAGACAAGGAAAACATGAAGCGGGTGCACGCTAACGTTTTCAACTTACCTATTAACGACTTGTCCGACCTCAACAAAACCGAGGGAGAGTTGAACCGTTTAGACCGTGATTTTGTGTCTAAGGACCAAATCGTCGACGCCTATAACAAAGTTAAAATAACCGGCAAGTGTGGTCGTTTGTTTATCAAGGATTACCCTAGTGGTACTTTCACACCTTTGATGTTAGAACAGTTAGTTGACTCTTACCGCATTGAAAAGGGTGTCGAGTTCGACGTTATTTTCCTGGATTACTTGGGAATCATGGCTTCTGACTTGTTAACACCTGCGGCCGGTCTTTATTCTTACGTCAAGTCTATCGTCGAAGAGACTCGCTCTATTGGTAAAAAATTAAAGTTGCCTATTATTAGTGCTTCTCAGTTGAACCGCTCAGCAGTTAATAACGTTGATGATGCGGACAACTCAGCCGTTTCTGATTCTATGGGAACCGTGATGACTGCTGATTTCATGCTGTTCTTGTTACAGAACGACGAGATGAAAGAAGCTGGTGAAATGGCCCTGAAATGTACTAAGAACCGTTTCACTGGTCGCACTGACACGTGGATGATGAACATCGACTACACTAGGATGAGATTCGCTGACATGGTAGTCAAAGCACCTACTAACATCGACTCTATCTTGGACACGCAATCACCTACCGGTGCTAAATTGGATGACGATTTCGGAATCGTAACCGCCGAGAAACAATTGAAAGCAGAGAAGTTCGTAGAGCAGGAAATCAAGGACATCTTACAAGAGGACATCCAAAAACTCAAGAAATCTGACCCGTTTAACACTGACTTGGACTCACTTTACAAAGACCTTGGTCTTGAATAATAACCGAGCGTTAGAATTATAAATAGTCATAAATAAGCACTGTGAGGATTTATGTTAGAGTTTAAGAAATTTGTTGAAGTGACAGAACAAAAAGAGCGTCTAATCGCTGAGATTTTGGCTCAATTGTCAGAAGACGAGATTGACGAGTTCGGTGAAGTTTTGTACACTGAATTCTTCAGCAGTGATTCGGAATCTGAAGAATCTGAAGATTATTTTTTCGGACTAGAAGACGTCCAACAAATGGTATCTTCGTTAGGTGCTGGGATGTTGGATGACATACTCGACTTGTTAGATGAAGATGACGAGTTACCAGAAGAAGATTTGGACGAGAGTTTCTCTCGCGTCATGAAAAAATCGCGGATGAACCGCAAGACTCGCAAATTTATGACAAAATCAAAAGCAGAGTTGAGAAAAACTAAAGCTCAACGTAAGCGTTCTAATCGCGAGAACAAAGCTAAACGTAAGCGCACTTACCGAGCTAACAAGACAAAAATCAAAGCGTATCAAAAATCACGAAGTGCTGCTATTAAAAAAGGAACACACAAAGTTAAGCTTCGTCGCAAATCAGGTTAAGTTTCACCCCCCCCCTTTTTCAACTTAGGTTGGAAAAACCCGACAGATAGAGCAGTCCCCACTTTGATAAATAAAGTATTATTTGTTAAAGGGACTGCTCTTTTGATTGTGCTAGTTAGTTTGCCGGTCGAGTAGTAAAGGTTTAAGATGCAGGAAATTCAAGAAGAAATTCAGGAAATAAACATCCATGATGCTATTCACTCGGTAGAGTTTGAAGAGTGGTACCTCGATAAAATCAGCGAGTTCAAAAAGTACAACTACAATTTCCTAGGGATTTCACGCAAGGAATATCCTAAGTGGGCCGGGTGGAAAATTGTCAAGTGGTACATCGCTAATGATTACGACGTGAATGACATCAACGACGTCATGTTAGAAGCACAAGTCCGAAATTTCTACTACTTGAAATACATCCAAGAATTATTTAGTTCGGACTGATTAGTTACCATGTAAAACATTAGCTGTGAACTTCGCGATTAAAATCGATTGAATGGTTTGTTAACTCGACAGCTACTGTGTATTTTTTCTTCCCTGCTAAAAGGGCACTTTCCGCTGGTAAAATGTGGCTGCTTTTAACTGGTCAACGGAAAGGTTATGCACACCATTCATAACGTCAGTTGTCATTATATGAACCCGTCACTATCGTTTATGATAGCATCCTCTATGTTTGAATAAATTGTTCTTTCGCTCGGCGCGTAATCCTCGTCCGAGTAATCTTCGAAAGACCCGATAGTTAGTAAGTCGCCGAAGTTAACTTTGTCAGCGTCTTCTAGTTCGTCACCCCGGTACAAGTTCTGAACTAAAAGTTTCATGTCCTCGAAGTTTTTCGTGTTGCAAAAAGGAACGAACACCAAAGCTAAAGCCATAATCAAGTCATCATGAGCACCGTCATCGGCTTGATATTTTTTGTTCAGAAGAATAAATTGGAAAAGCTCAGAAATCGTGTTCTTGTCGTTAATTTCTAACGAGTCGTTTTCCATGAATAACTTAAGCGTTTGGAGGACTTGTTTCCTCGATTTGGTGGTGGTCCTGAACCCAGGATATTTCTTCCTTTTCTTATTAACTACGTCCTTGTCAAAATGCAAGTTCTCGTACTCGTAAGTTTGGTACAGTTGGTCCGCTATGGATTGCCCAGCGCCCTCGTTGTTCTCAATAATCATGTAAGGGTTGTTGTACAACTCGGCCCACTCGAATAAAAACTCTGGCATCAACAAATAGTCTATTTGTAGTTGAGCAGTAGCTACTTGTTTAAAGTTAAAATCTGTAATGTCTACAATTTGAACCGCGAAACTGTCAGACCCGTCCTTAGCCGGGTCGACCGACATGAGATACTTGTGGTGTTTTTCTGGGTAGTGATAGATTCTCAGCTTCCCGTCACGTTTCTCTTCTATTTCTGCGTGTTCTAATTTTCGCAAACAAGCGGCGGAAATCAGAGTGTGAGAAGACCCGACAAACTCACAGTTGTGATTTAATACGCTATTTGCAAAATAATTGTGGGTTTCTGTTTCTAAAACGTCGAACACTTCCGTATTAGATTTA